TCACCATCAAATGTTACGGCAATATCTGTCCCTGCCGTAGCATCACCAATAGTGATTGCTGTGCCTAATAATTTTGTAACAGGACCGCCTTCTGCAGCAGTTCCGTCATGTGTATGCCCAGATGCAGCGACAAATGCAGCTACGAGTTGATCAAATTCTGCATTAAAATCTGATGCCTCAATAACTCCACCGTCAACTATGCCTGCTGAACTTATTCTTGTATATGTTGCTCCCATTTTATCGTCTTCCTCCTGCTACGAATTCTAATTGAAATCCTCGGATTGCCCAAGGAATTTTAGTACTTGTATCTGTTATTTTTACTGCAACAGCAAATCCTGAACCTTCAACAGATTTTCTTGTAATTGGTACATCACTTTGACCAAAAGATGCTGTTCCAAATGTTCCTGCCCCAAAATATGCCCCAGTTACTGATGAAGTTAAACTAATTAAATCAGGTTGTGGGGTATCGGTATCATTAAAATTATATTGAACATAAAGACTCGCAGCAACTTCACCTTCAGGTTTCCAGTTTAAATTTACTCTTTCCATAGATTTTCTCATTCCAGGATCTCCCATTGTCATGTCAGGAGATCTGTAAGTTGAATCTAGAGTATCTGTTGTACTTGCCCTTGTCCATACGTTTCCTGATTCCTGTTTATAAATATATCCATCATATCCACCTGATACAACAGTTTCAGCATTACTAATATAATCTGAATCACAACAGGAAACTTTTAATCCTTTTATATCCGAATATTCATATCCTAATTGATTTGTATTTGGATTAACTTTAATACATGCGATAATTCCTTTTGCACTGTCTTCAACACCAGCTGTTGGATAAAATAAACGATATTGTGATTTATCTCTTATAACCAATGAAGTTACATTAAAATAACTAATATCATTAATTCTATCTTGTATTTGTTTTGAAATAGTACCAAGTTCAACGTCACCAATTCTTGCTGTACCTGCAATAGTTCTTAATCCATCGGCAGATAAAAATACTAAATCTCCACCTAATTCTTGAATAGAATGATTAGCAATTGAACCAACATTTTTAGCAACTTCTGCTAATGCAAAGTTACTTGAACTTGTTCCTGTTATTTTATAAATTTGTCTTTGACAAAATATATAAAGTTCATCCCTAAATACTTTTAAACCTGTAACAATATCACCAACTTTAATTGTTCCTGCTCCTGTATCAAAATCATCTTCTGTATAAGGTCCTGAAAATATAATACTATGTGTTGCATTAGACATTCCTGCATAAAACATATGATTAGCAAAAGACTTTACATACTTAGGTGCAGTAGGTGCTGTTCCACCTCCTGTTGCATTTATAATATCTTCAGTATAACTTGTATTTAAAGTAAATGCATTTGTAGATCCTGTAGCAATTATAATTTTATTAGTACCATCATAATTAAATTTATCAAAATCATAAGTATAACTTGTTCCTTTACTTGTTCCTCTTGATGTCCATGATCCACTTGTTGTTCCACTGTATACTGTTCCACCACGTCCTGCAATAATAAGATCATTAAATATTGCTGATAATAAAATTCTTTCAGTTGAAATAGAAACTTGAGGTACTATTGTAGAATTATATTTTGTTGTGCCATTAAGTCGTCTATAACCACCTTCAACAGATGGTTCAAAATTAGTTAATTGTAGAGCTTCACCAGGTTGCATATTATATACATCCTTATTTAATATAAGTCCACCTCCACAACTTGCTGTATATGGAGATATTTGTGAAGTATCTGGCATTAATTACCTTTTTTCTTTTGTTCTTTTAATAATCTTTTAATTGCCCCTTCTATTGTTTCACCAGGTAATATTTTAATAGGTCCTGTAAAATCAAAATCTTTTCCCAATAATTCTTTTAATGTTTTAGTTTTTTTACCAGGTTGATACCTAGCTACTTTTACAGATTCAGGTTCCACCCTATCTACCTTTGGATGTTCATTGGTATATACTTTATCATTAACTGGTTTAATCATATTTTATATTTCATAGATTCTTCTAGCTTTTTAAATGTTAAAGCTGGATCTACCTCCATTCCTAATTTCTTTTGAAACTTTTCTTTAATATTTTGACCTGGAAGATTTTCAATTTCTTGCCAGTCAGTTTTTGTTGCTAATGGTTTTTTTACATTAATTCTTTTAGCTTGTAATCTTTGAGCTACTGGATGTTCATTTCCTATTATTTTATTTGGATTTCTTAATACCATTATGTTACCACTCCTATAGTAGTTGCAATACTCTCACCAATTGTATCAGATCTCATATAATCTGCATGAGTACCATAATCTGTTTTTAATAATTTTAATTTTCTTTGGTAATCTCTATCTGCTAATTGTGCATGTTGTGGATCTGATCTTAACATATAGATATAATATTTTGTTCTATCAATAATTATTGAAGCAAATCTATCAGGTAATCCCATATTATCACCATGTGCAGATAAATCTGTATGTGTTGTAAAATAATCGTAGCTAACTGTGTACTCCCCTTCACCTGGTATAGGACTTAAAATAAAAGAACTATAATCAGGTTTTCTTATTACTTGTGCAGGAAGTCCAAAAGAACTACTATTATTTGCATCATCTGCAACTTTATTAGTTTGTAAATAAGTATCGTATGTAATATGTACTAATTTTTTAGGGGCAATATCACTTCTAGAAACTCTAATATAATCAACATCTAATTGTACACCATCTGATTCTACATAAACATAAGATGTTTGTGCTGAAGCAGTAAAGGTTGTATCTAAAATATTACCTTCACCATAATTAGTTACACCAATTGTTGTATTTAAATTCTGTGTTCCGCCTGCGGAAGTTCCTACTCTTACAATTAGAGTAGTTGCTGAACTATTTGGGCTAAGAACCCTAACTTGTATTTTGTATGTTTTATTTACTACTGTAGATATAGATTGATAAGCTGCTGCGTCATTTAAATTTAATCTACCATTACCACTTGAAGTATATGCTGGAGAGCCATCACCTGTAGTCCAACTAGTTATATTAGAAGTAAATTCCCCATTAGTAATTAATTCTGTTGGCTTTAAAAAAAAAGACTCGAAGTCTACTCTACGCATATCTGATGGAAAATCATATTCCCCATCACCTGTAGTAAGAGCTTGAGTCTTTGTTGTATGTAATAAAGGAAGTTCTGCACCTTCATTATAAATATCGTGAATAGATTTATTAAGTAAATCTTTAACAGCCGTTTGAATTCCACGACTGCTAGAAAAATTAGATGAAGTCATTTCAACTTCATTTAATTCTCTTAATACTCTGTTAGATAATATTAAATATGTTGTTGCCACTATTCTTCCTGTTTAGTATTGTCTTGTACAGAATGTTCATATTTAATTAATAATTGTTTAATACGAGATTCTGCACTAGATAATTGCTTTTGCAATTCTATAATCTGCTCCTTTAAAGCAGAATTATCAGATTTGTATTCTTGAATTACTTCAAGTAGTTGACTTTTCTTTTGAAAGGTCATCTAGTAATTCAACAATCTTATCTAACTTCTCAGATTGTGAATTTACCTTATTCTCTAATCTTTGTATCCTTATTTCTTGAGATGAAGGTACAATCTTTTGTCCTGTACTTGCATTAGTCTTTTGTCTTAAATCGTAAGTAGCCATTTTATCTCCTAGTTAATAAGGGTTTTGATTAAGGGGGATATAATTACCCCCCTTAATTTATATAGTATTATACTGCTGTATCGTGTTGAGTGCTTGTGTTTTGATCAGATTCATTAATACCTGATACATCGCACATAATAGCCCAGACACGGATTTTACCCGCAGCTGAAGCTGCACTTAGTACTAATACGTCAAGAGTATCAGCTGATGCCGCTACGTGTCTTGCTGTAGCTGTTAGGGCTGAATACCCTGTAGCATTAGTGTCTCCATCTGTATAAATATCAACATCTCCACCTGTGATTCCAAGATCTAAAGTTACTGAACTTGTACATGCTGTTAACACTTCAATTCCAGCTTCCATGATCACTGTTTCTGCAGGTATGTCCATAGCTTGAAGAACATCATTTTGTGCTGCTCCTGAATCGCCATTGACTGCTGATACATCAATTGTATTTTCTACTAAGTAAGGTGTTCTACCATTAGACGGATGTCCAGTAGTTCCACCTACACCTGTTACATTATATGTAGCCATAATCTATCT